CAGAGAATGGATAAAAGTTAATTACGCTGCTAAACCATATCTGGATGCAATGATGGAATTAAATTCCATTAATGATAAATACTATAACGATTCTGCTAAGTCTGTAGTTCTTTATTTTTTGTCAAACGCTTCAAGCTTTAGGGGTGAACGGGCTAAAGCACTGAAGGCCGAATTAAAAGCTTTGGGAGCATAACGTGAAATATACAGTTCAACAATTTAAAAAAGACGTTTGCGAACCCTATGCATGGCCCGGTGGTTATCCTAGATATTTTGTCACTTCCGATGGCGCAGCATTGTCTTATAAGTCTGCATTACACAATCAACACCTAATCATTGATTCTATTGAGAATCATTCTAATGATGGATGGGAAGTGGTCGGCTGCGATATTAATTGGGAAGATGCGGGCTTATATTGCGACGACACTAATGAACTTATTGAATCAGCTTATGCCGATAATCAGGTAAAAAGATGAAAAATTACATTGTCCCAATAATTCAAACCATATTGTGTTTAGCAGTGTGGGCTTTTATCGGCTTTTTACTCGCATATAGGGGTTAACCATGAAATTATCAGAACAAGCGGCATTTGTCGAAGCTTATGACAATTCTTTATGCTATATTCCTAAAGATAAAGTAGCAGAATTTGTTTATGATTATGTTAATAAACATAGTTTAGAACATTGGAATATTTATCCAACATCATCAATAGTTGATGCATTGTTACTCTGGAATTATGCGACTCAATACCAATTGAAACTAATGCAAGGGGTGACAGCATGATAGATACACACTGGTTAGAAAACCCCATAAAGTTAGAGGTTGACCATAACGAATTAAGTTCTGTTTTGTTTGATCTTTACGACATTAAAGCGGCATTGTCTCAAAAAGTATTAAAGCAAAAATACAATTCTGATTTTGACGTATGCACAATTGAATCAGGTTTAAATTCAGTTATTGAATTTCTAACATCATTAGAAAAACAATTATGATTTATGCCGCCATTGCCCTACTGTTAAAAATTATTCTCAGGAAACTAATTTAAAAGGTGTTCAAAATGAAAAGTGTTAATTTAAAATTTGGATTAGAAAAAAGTACAAGCACGACTCCCGACCCTTTGGGAATTGTGTATTTTTTACCTTCTGCAATTTGCATTGCTGTTGAGACTGCACTCTCATTAGTAAATGGTAAATCAAAAGAGCATACATTCACAAGTTATTCAAAAATTGCTGAATTAGTGCAAGATGCTGAATTAGGTCTTGAAAAACTAGGCATTCTGAAAAAAGATGCCGCAGGTGCTAAATTTATTGCCTATTCGGGCGGAACTGTTCCCAATAGCTATAAATATTCAAGAATTGGCACAAGTATTTTGCTTGAAAGAAAATCAAGTGGTTGGCATTTGACTAGCATAAAAACCTACAATTTGTACCAAAAGCCGCCACACAATCAATTCATTTTGACTGAAAAGCAAGATGCTTGCGCCATCGCATCATTGCGCCAAAAATATAACATTGAAAAGGCTTAAAAATGACTGAGCAACAAATGCGTGATAAATTTGAAAATGGTGAATTGACATGGGCTGATTTGCTTGAAATTACAGGCTTACCCGCTTATATTTTGTATGACATTTTAGACGATTTAATCTAAAGTCAGTGACCACTAACATTCAGCCGCCTTCGGGCGGTTTTTTATTGCCTGACAAGTTAGTGAGCACTTTTCAATTTCAGCCGTTTTAAGCCCTTATTTACTGTTACCCTTGTGCAGGTATTGCCCGACTATTTTAAGCCCCTAGAATCGGCTATAAATCATCCGCATGGGGATCGTCAACAAATAAACTCAAGCCGACATGGTTTAGATTGTGGTCAGGTCTTAATCCGACATTCCAGAAATGTGCAGCCCATCGAATTGAAACCCTTGCACCCTCAGACGCAGAACCATTGCCTATGTGCCTAAGTGCTATTTTTTCCTGTTCGCTGAAATAAACCACTAAACCCGTGGAATTAGGCGGTTTTTTTGACTTCGATGCCATGCAACTCGTGCCTTAGATATTCAGCGATTAGTAATGCCTCTGCTTTGTTACCATGTTTTTTTAAGGTTAATTTTGCTTCAGGCCAGTAATAACGTGCCATGTCCAGCGACTCGTTCTTGTCTGCCGATAGGTGAAAATGCTTTTTCCAGCGTTGTGGAGTGACTAAATGCACAGGGTATCTGGTTAACTCGCAAACTGCACTGATAACACCCACAGCCCTACCGAATGCAAAAGTACTACTCACTCCTTGATTCGGCATACTATGTACCTGCTCCATACAGATTTCAGCCCCTATTTTGGGATCGACTAGGCTGAGAATCCGACTTTTGAATACCAAGGCTAGTATGTGCTTGTCCCTATGCTCAATGTCGAATGCTTCAAGATAATTCCCATCATGATCGACTGCGCCCAATGCACCACTTACAGAGCCGGGATCAATCCCTATGTAAATCATTGATTTCCTTCATCTTTTTTGTCAATTCCTGACTGATTCCCTGATAAATCCCCAAGTAGTGATTCTCCAGTTCTTTCGCCCGATGCCAAGCATAGGCTTTCCAGCCACTCTGAGATGCCATCAGGATCAAATGGTCTAGCGTGTTTTGGTAGTGGGCTTGCAATGTCTCCGGTCGTCCAAAGGGCTTGTGTGACTTTGACAACAGGGTGCAATCTTGTTCCATCTTTTTGTGTGTCCAATATACGGTGGGCTTCATCTAATGTCATTTAAGATTCTCCATGCTGTTGCGGCGCACAATGGGACTTGTCCATTTCCAATGGCTTTAAGTCTGTCCACCCTTGAGGCCACCCCATCAACCATTCGTATAGGTTCGGGTTTATTGAATGTGGAATGTGTGTCCCATTCTTCAATGCATTTTTGTAAGCCCCAGAACCGCCGCAATTCCCGCCTCCGCTTGGTGTTGTTGGAGTAGGCCACAATCCAGATTCTGTCTCTTTTATGCTTTGCTCCAACATCTGCTGCTCCCAACACTCCCCATTTCGCATCAAACCCCATTGAGGCCAAGTCTCCAAGAACTCGTCCAAGTCCCCTAGAAGTGAGCATTGGTGAGTTTTCCACGAAGACGAATCGGGGTCGTACTTCACAAATGATGCGAGCCATTTCTCCCCACATTCCTGATCGTTCTCCATCAATTCCTGCGCCTTTTCCTGCGGCACTAATGTCCTGACATGGAAAGCCACCACTGACGACATCGACAATTCCTCGCCAGGGATGTCCGACAAAGGTTTGTACGTCATCCCAAATCGGGAAAGGCGGGAGAATGCCGTCATTTTGTCGGGCGCACAGTACGCTTGCGGGGTAGGGCTCCCACTCAACGGCGCAGACTGTTCTCCATCCAAGGAGTTTGCCGCCAAGTATTCCTCCACCAGCACCTGCGAAAAGAGCCAACTCATTCATTGTCTCCCTCTCAAAGCTGCTAATCTTTCCCTGATATGGTCAGGCATAGAAACGGCTTTTTGGCGGTCTTGTTCTAGTTTGGCTAAGGCAGGGTCAATCTGTGGTTTTAACTGCATCTCAGGCACTTCTGCGCCGTCCCATCGCTGTTGGTTGAGGTAAACCAAAGGTGCAGGAATAAAAGCACCGTTTGCTTTCAGCCATTGCTCAGTGGTCTTCATCCATGCAAGGTGTTTTAAGATTTGATCTGCTTGAGTGTCGCAATAAGACTTTACCCACACTTGTTTGCATTTAGCCTTTGCCCCTTTTCTTGGAGTGTTAGGCCACATTTTCCAGAAGTCATCAAACATTGGTTTACTTTCAGACATAGGTTCTCCAAGGGTGGATAGACTCGTTTCTATCCTACCTTCTCCAGACTTATCAGTGTTCATTCATTGACTCCTATTAAATTGAAAAACCAAACAGCCCCAAGTGCGCTTGACGGATTTGTTCGCTTATACATTTGGCCTTGTTTACCACCGTGTACCAAATGCTTTACCAGTCGCCAAATCAACGCTGGTCGCCTTTTGCTCTGG